TCTTTATGCAACGACTTCTCTCCAGCCTGGAGGATCTATTGGAGCGGAACCGGTATTTACATCGTTCCAGATAAGAGCATTACCACTTCCTACTGTTGTAGTCAACCCAAAACCATTAAAAGTTGCAGTAACATCTGTAAAGGCAGTTACAGACGCAACCCTTGCTAATAGAGGATTTCCAGTAACATTTACTTGCTGATTTAAATCTATTGTTTCGTTTCCTAAAGCAGCACTTAATCCAAAACCTGTTACACTAGGAGCAACATCCCCTTGGAATCCTAAAGTACCTAAAGCACCTATCATGAAGTTTCCAGTTACTGCTGCGTCAGGTGCAGGGTCAACAACACCTAAAGTTAATTGTGCTACGTTTAAAGTATTTGCAACAATAGTTGCATCACCAGTAATTTCTGTTGGAGTTCCTAAAGCTGCGGTCATTGCAATTCCAGAAACATCTGCTTGCACAGAACTTCCAGCATCGCCCCAATCGTTTATTGACCAACCAAGTCTACCCCAACCTTCATTGTTAAATGCTTCTACTGTACCAAGTCCCATGGTAGCCGCAACACCTGTAGGCATCGCATCAGGACTAGCATCGACTGTTCCTAAATTAGTTGTAAGTGGTAATCCTGTTACATCAACTTGAGCTAGACCAAAAGCGGTTACGCTTCCTAAACCTGTTGTTAATAATTGATTGTTGTTTGTAGATGGACCTGTATTAGCGTCAGCTGTTGTAGTAACAGTTCCTAAATTAAATGTTGCTGAAATTCCTGTAGGAATAGTTGTGCCAGCAATGCCCCAACCTTGAAGACCCCATTCTTGTCTACCCCAACCTACATTAACTTCTGTTGAGCTTGACTCGTCTCCTAAAGATGCAGTAAGGGCAATACCCGTGACTGTAAAAGTCGGGTCTGCTAAATCATTCCATTGGTTTTGACCCCAAGTGCCAGCGCCCCAAGTTCCTGATCCACTCATAGGAGTTTACCTCCTACGATTAACCAGAGATCCTAAGAATCGCTGCTGTTGATGTTGGTGCTGGAAACTGAACTGTAAACGTACCTGAAGTAGCTGTTTTATCTGCTCCGAAATCTAAAACACAAACTGCAGAGTTAGTAGTTGCAGATGATGTGTTGTAAATTAAAGCTCCTCTAGCTGTCAAAGTAACGTTTTGAAATGACAAGTCAGCAAAGTCTGCTCTTGCAACACCAGCTGTTAAAGAAGTTGGGTTGTTAACAAGTGCGCCACCACCAGATGTATAGTTAGCTGATGTAACTTCACCTGATGAAGTGAAAGCTGTAGTTGCTGAGTTTAGAGTAGCTGAAGAAGTATAAAGAGCTAACTTATATTTATCACCACTTGAGTTTGAAAAATTAGAATCACCCTCTAGTAATAATTTTTTAAAGTTGTTTGCAATCGCTTGTGTTATAGCCATAGTTTTCTCCTTACTGTTTTCCTATTCGAGGAACACCTGCTTGGTATTCATCTCGTCTTCGTCTTCCCATTTGTTCTATTGAGAATCCTTTGACTGCTTCGACATATTTTTTATCATATAACTGGAGCATGTCAACGGGTCCTTTTAAAAATCCGTAAGCCTCTACTAGGCAAGCATACAATAAACCGTTGGGAAATTCGGTGCTTAAGTATGTAGTGGTATTTGTACTCGATAATCCAGTTGGTTTCAAGATATAATTTAACTGAATGGTATAAGTTGCGTTTGGTGTAGGGGCCACTACTATTCTAGTTTCGTCCCAGTTGCTGTAATATTTTGGAACTCCAGTAGTTGCTGTAGGGTTAAATTCCGACATAAAGCTAGTGTCTCTAAACTGTAAAAAATCTCTGTTTTGATCGGTGCTTCCATCCGCTAAATCCGAGTCTACAATTTGAGCAGATCTTACAATTAATAAATCTGTTGGTACATCTATAAATCTAGTAGATGCAATTAAATTAGCTGTAGCGTAACGTCTGTTATTATCAGAATCTACTTCTCTTAAAATTTTAAATTCAGCATCATTAATAAAACCATTTAAAATAGTATCTGTAAATACGTTGCTGGATACTTCTGTGTAGTCTATAATTTTTTGTTTTAATTCATCGTATGTCATGCTCTATCATTAACAGGTCCAGCTAAACATTGGAACCCGCCTCCTGTTTCTGTGCTACTTGCAGCACTGATTAAGTTAAAAGTAAAACTGTTAAACTCTGTAACAGTTGAAGGTTGACCCGCTTGTGTTACTACAGTTGGAACCATCGTTACTGCATAAGCACTGTAAACTTTTGCTCCACTTGAATGTTCACCTGCGGGTGTGTTTTTGGGAGTCTGTCCTCTGAAAGGAGCAGCTGTTCCTCGAACACAATTCGATAAAACGTTTCCTGTATTTCCATTGTAATAAACAGTTTCAGTTTCAAACAATCCAGATGTTGAATTTATTTTTTCAATTGCAATATATCCTTGACTAGGAAAAGCAGAGGAGTCTGTTAAAGTAATTGAAGTAGCGGTTGCAGTAATGTCACCATTTAAAGTAGTTTGTAATTGTAAAGTAGAAATTCCAACTCCACCTACAGGATTTTTAACATCATAGAATCTTATAAAATCTCCAGTTTGATAACCACTAAAAGGAAAATCTACTGATACTTGAGTTGAAGAGTTAGTCATAGTAAATGGATTTTTTGGTAAAAAATCTGTTGTTGGAAATTCTGTTCTCGCAGGTCTTGGATGCATTAATCCCTGGGGATCTGCAGTGTAAGGTTTTGGTTCAAGTTGTGGTTGTTTAGGTTCGTACTCAGAAGTATGAACTCTTGCACCATTCCATTCTTTAACCATTTCAGTATATGGATATGCCAAACCAGATCGGTCTGAAATAAATAATGCGTGTTTTCCTCTTGCTGTGTTACCCATAATTATATACTCGGAAAGTAAGTTTTAGGAGAAATGTAAACACTAGCTGAAGATCCATCTTCTTCTAGAGCTCTAGCTAATTCATCCTCGTAGATTAATTTTAATTCTTGTATTCTTGGTTGTGCATATTTCATAGCTAAGTAATAACTTAAACCTGCAACCATGCAAGGCACAAATCTATATGGTACGTCCGTTGCATTACTATAAGCGCCTGCATCTTGAATTCTTTTTTCATAATAAAAATTTATAACATCTCCATTTTGAGTAGAACTTGGAGTGAGATAAATTGTTATTAAAACATGGTCGATGAATCTTTGAACAAAGTATTGTGAGGGTTGACCTGTTGAAGTTTTATTAGATAAAGCCTGGTATTGAGATCTATTTATTTTTTCTAAAGGAGAATCAACATTAGAACTATTTCTATAAGAACATTCTAAAATTTCTGTAGCTTGATTAACAAAGTTAGTTATTGCGGCTCCATCTGAGTGAGTGGCTGCAGTAGTCCCATTAACTCCACGAGTTACTCCTGTGAGCTCTAAACCACTAAATCCAGTGTAAGAAATGTTTTCAGATCCTACATTAATTGTTCCTGAATCAGGCATACGATCTTTTGAAGCAATTGTAATTCCTGCGGTTGCAGTTGTTGAAGTAATAGCTGCAGTTAAGGTAGACGTAACTCCATCAGAATTACCATCGGACGTTGCTCTAAAAATTTTATATTCGTTTTTATTTGTTTCTAAAGTAATATTGGTATTTGCTACTTCCCAAAAATGAAGACCTCTATTACCCCATTCTTGAAACATTATGTTTAGCGATCTTCGAGCAGTTTTTAGATTATAACCGCTCATGTCAAATTGACCGAGTCTATTATAAGACTCTTCAATTATCTCATCGATCGAAAACGTTTTGTCAAACGTTGTAGTGCCCGAAGTAGTGTTGGCCATTTAGACTCCTACGAGTTATCTCCGCCACTGTGAAATACAGTGATAGCTGTAATTTGTTCTGTAGTGAACGTAGAATTTAAATTAGTCTTAAATAAAATTGGTACAGGAAAATTAATTGTCATATCATGAATATGAGCACCTTTATTTAATTTTACTTTTGACACTGTGCCATCTTTAAGATCCAAAACACCAGCTGCGTTTGGTCCTGATACATGTACACCGTATACTCTAGTTCTACCAACTTGAAGAGTTTTAGTTTCTGTAGTTACGTTGGTTGCTACTCCATCAATAGCTGATCCATATGTTGTCATAATTTTTCTCCTAAAATTTACATGTGGGGCCGAAGCCCCACATTAATTATTTATTACGTATCGCTAAATGGTGTAGCAATAGCTCCTGATCCTAAGATCAAAGTATTGTGTACCAAGTATTGAGCTGCTTCTAAAGCAGTAACTGTAATTACTGAACCTACGATTCCACCAGTTGTTGTTCCATTCATAGAAAGAACATCATTTGCTGCTGCAGGAAAGAAAGCTTTTTTAGCTCCATTATCCACTGCGATCATAGCTGCACCTGTGAACTTGTCAGTTCCGTCAGTTATGATTTGAACATCAGTTGCTAATGTATCTATGTAAAACATAAATGTAGCACCAACGTTATTTAGGTTATTGTAGTCAGTTGTTCCCGCAGTTGCACCATTTGCATTAGTATTAATGCTCGGTAACTTATAAATACCATCTGCGTCTTGTGAAATTAAAATTCTTCCAGCATGGTCGTTAACGGTTAAAGCTAAACCGCTTGCGCCTAAGCCAGTAGAATTAATTGCTTTTGTTGCTCCAGGGCCTGTAGTTATAAAGCCATTTTTAGAAATGACCGGTCCTGAAAAAGTTGTATTTGCCATATTATTATCCTCCTAGTTATTTGAATACCGTCTCTAGGCCGTCGACTATACGCGTCGATATTCAATTTATGTATAGTGTATTTTTTATATACTAGATTTGAGTAGAGTGCAAGAGAGCCTGTAATGTGGAGTGGATTTTTCCAACGATGTAGCTT